TACTCCTGGCTCAAATATAGCATGGGCTATCACACACGATTTCAGACTAAATTTAGGAACCCCACCGATAAAAGATCCTTCATCAGTTGTTTCGATTCTGGTAGGAGTTTTATCTGTGTACGTTTGAATACAACTTTTATTCCTACAAAAATTACAGATTTCTCTCTCCATAACTGTATTATATACCTAAATTGAGGTAATTACCTCCTTTAAGTATTTTTGTGCTATTTCTCGCATCTGGTCAAAAGTAAAGACATTTCCCTTAACAGTATTACAACGATTACACGCAAAACAAATATTTTCGAGAGTATAACCAAGTTCATTATACTTCCTATCTATACTTAAATTTCTCATTCTTTCCGTTCTTTCACTAATATTTCTATCGCAATAAGCACATATCTTGGGCGTAATCTTGTACCATTCACGAAACTCTAAAAGAGATATTGTATGTATTATTTTTAATAATTTAGCTCTCCTTTTAGTCCCATTATATTTTTCTACCTCTGGATGATTTTTCTTATATCTCTTATTTTTATCTCCTCCACCTTTCCAAGCAGGGTTATTAGCTCCTGAGGTATCACCAAAATTTTTGTGATTACCTCGCTCAATATTAATTTGACGCATTTTTTCTAAACTTTCAGGCTTATGCTTCTTGCCCTTCATTCCATTAGTTGCTTTACCACCTCTTGCATAAAATTCAATGCGTTTTTGTCTTATTTTCTCCTTTGTAATAAGTGAATGATTAAATCCTTTTTTTCTTCCTCTCATTCTCCTATTATACTACGAATTGGTGATATCGTCAAACACTTGTCAAAGTTTCCCAGGCCGAAGCTCCCCCGACCCTGAGCTTATTCAAAGTAGTATCAAAATATATTCCGCCTTTTACATAAGTGGGTGCGGAAGCGGTAGCTGCTTGAACAGGCATTAAAACCATATCTACCTTAAAACCTAAAACATTAGCATCCTGCTTACTAAGATGGAAATAGTCATCTGTATCATCTAATAACCATTGAATATATTTAACTCCACTGGCTGCAGTTATATAAGCGTATTGTTGGATTCTCCCCCCTGCTTCGTTTCCATAATCAGGAAAGAATTTCATTAGATTGGGGGACTCCCATTTGAAATACTGAGCATAATCAGATGTACGCTGTAAACTCATATAACTTTCGGATTGCATCTGAAAACCTCCACCCGAGACTGGGTTATTGATAGCCACATTTTTATAAGTTGAGTTATAGTACATGGAAGCTCCGCCAAAGTGTAAATATTTATCTGCCGGCATATAGAAATCACCTAAAAAGTACCCCGCTCCTGCATTATCAACTAAATCACTAATTCCATAATAAGGAACTGGAAAAGTGTTAGGTTGTAAAGCTCCTTTAGTAACAACCAACCAATCTATTTGAGCAGTTCCCCATGATGAAGCACTATAATCAGTTACTTGTATTAAAACTCCGTGATTATTATCATGACCTTCTCCAGCAGCAATAGTAAATGTAAAGCTATCTATCGCCCACGAAGTTGAAGTTAAAGCCTTATTGTTGTAAAAAGTAAAAGACCCATCTCCTTCTTGAGCAACAATACTCATATTTGCCGATGCTACTGTAACCTTATAACGATATGTAACTGTGTAAGTTTGACCAGCAAATAATACATTATATGAAGCTGGAATTGTTTGTCCCATACCTCCATATTGTGCTGTTATTGCTGCTTGAGCTGCATACCCTCCCGTTAAACCATCTGTTGCCACCCCCGTTATTCTACTTACAGTTGTGTTATTCATAAACCAACTAGTAGGAGTTGTACTTGCCCCATTGAACCATAGATCAAATAAAGGATTATTAATAAAATTATATTGAGGTTTGGCATATGTAGATAAGTCCTGATCTCCCGTATTCGATCCTGAAACTGAGGCACTTGTGCCTATTGTTAAAGGATTGGTGCTCCATGCTATATCTGTTGCTGTCGCTTGAAGAATTTTACCTGTAGGAGTAGCTGGAAAAGCTAAATTAGCCCATTTAGGTGTAGCTCCTTGTCCTGTTATTAATCCACCTCTAGCAACTGTACTTGCGGTAGTATCTCCATGAGTCGTTGAAAGTAGACTATGTGCTGTAACTGAAGTCAGATAAGTAGAGTTATCATACGAAATTGTTGTCCCAGTTGCTTTGACAAATCCTGTACCGTTTAATTGTGCCTGTGCCCCTAAAGAAGAAAGTGTCTGGTCACCTGAGTTATTACCACTTAGGGTACCTCCGTTTATTGTGGCTACATTAGTAATATCATTACTCCCTAAATTAAAATCACCCGTCATAGTATCCCCTGCTTTGAGGACAAATCCACTTGTATCTGTTGGGGGATTTACTAAGTCTAAATTACCAGTAAAAGGATTAAATTTAAGTCCCATTATATTTTAGTTACTGATGTTAACCTTTCTTTAGTTGAAGTCGAATAAGTTACTGTCACTTGGGCAACCTGATCTCCTGAAGTACCACCTGTCTTAAAAACATACACTTCTATTAAATCTGTGGGGTAAAAAACCTCTATATAATCATAACTTTCTGAAATAAGTTGGTTTGCCAACTGAACAGGAACAACGTATTTTCCATCTACTAATGGAAATAGAGTAACCGCATTACCTTTTTCATCATGTAATATCATAATTGATAAACCAACTTAACTTTAAACTGTTCATCTTTAGTAGCGTTTTCTATCACAATAGTTTTTTCTCCAGGAAACACAATTAAATTAAGATTGCCTGTGGCTAAAAACCCTCTATGATCCAACTCTGAAAAAATAACCATGCCACCCTCATCTTTAATCCCGAAGTCGTACATTGTATTTGGAGTCTCGGGAACTACTAAAATCTGACGAAGTGTTCCATCCCAATCAAATTCACCGATCCATTTTCCTTGTTCGGTTTTTGTCTCATCATCTGGTATAAATTTATGAACTTCCCGAGCCATTTTATTTAATCATACTTGCAGGAGCTTGTTCTCCACCTATCATTTTATCTGGCATGGCAACTTTCGCATCACTTGCCATCACTCCTTCTGCTGTTGACCTTGGAGATGGCCTTCCAAGTTCTCCTCCTGGCATCTGTGCCATTAATTGATTGGGATCTGCCTTTGCTCTTAGTTGTTGTGCTTTATCTTCTTCCATAATATGTTTAGTAAATATTGCAATTATCTGAGGACTGGTTTTCTCTTTAAACTGAGGAGAACTCATAAAAGCCAAATGAATATCGGTGTGTCCCCTGGTTGAATTAGGAGTACCTGGTAGTTCTTTACCTGAAAGCATTATTTCATTTTCCCTATTTGCAAGTTCGTAGAGAGTATTTTCATCAACTGGAGACTGATCTTGTGGTTCTGTTTCTGCTTTCAGATCATCTGGATCGTAGTCCATTGTTTCGGTGTAGAAATCTGCTACTTTGTTTATATCATAGTATCCAGATTGTACTGCTGCTGCAATTATTGGATGTTGTAGATATTCTGCTGTACGTTGCTGTTGTAATGGCTTGGAAACTGGGAATGTAGGACTTCCTGATAATTTGAGATCATAACTACCATACTGAGGTGTAATCATTTCTGGACTTACAATAAAGAAGTAGTCTCCACGCTTTCTTTGTTCCTGAAGTTGGCCTTCTTGGGTCATTGAGAGCTCTACGTTATCTGTTCTGATCTGTCTATACTGAGCGTATCTTTTCTCTCCCATGATATTTACTACTTTGGGAACTGAATAATACTGAACAATGTTTGGAACCCTGAGTCTGGCTATGTTTGTGAGTAATTCTCTGCTAAGTAACCAAATTTTAAGCCTGAGAGCTTTCATTGTTGATTCTTTAAATATGGCTGCTTCTGTAGCGGTCTGTGATGCCTGTGGAGACTCTATTCCCGTTACTTCACGTCCATCCTGTTTAAGTCTGTCTTCTTCAAGGTAAGCTGTTTGATTAACTGATCCGTATTCAAGTGCTTTAATTGAATTAGTGGGATCATCTACATAAAGAAAACGAGAGGGGGCAATAATAGCCTCATCATCGTCTAAATTCTCTCTATTACTGACCAAAAACATCTTAAATATATCCATGTGCTGCCTGTCTATTCTCATACGTCTAAGAGTAGTTAGTTCATCCTGAATAGACTCTAATAATTGAGGTTCACCCCGTGCCCAGAAACCCTGAAGCCTGGGAACATCACTACCCTCTGCAAAAGGAAGCTGTTTATGGTTGTATGGATTTGGACCGTCCCTGATTACGACATCATTGGCTACTATTATTAACTTATCTGGTCTTCTACCCCAATAAAATAGAACTTCTACTTGGTTATCTTTGTTTGTTGCTCCACTAGGTTGATAATACTGATAATAATTAAGATCTCCACCTGGTTTTACTAATTTAGCTACTCCAAACTGGTCATAACGGCTACCAATGAAGTTTTCTTGAAAAGTATCAAAGTTCATGATGAATCTACGAATACAATCATTGGCTTTATATCTGCCCATATTAATAGTACGAGCCATTGGATCTAAGAAGAACTCACGAATGTTTACATTTTCTCCGTAAACATCATCAAAATCCATTATTTCACGCTCTACAAATTCTTCCTTGTTTGTTTCTGGATTGAATCTTTTAAGTACTTTTACTTTACGTTTATCCTGCCAATAGTCTTCTTGCCAGATTGTTTTTCCAAATACTAAAGCCTGTTTGATTCCTGCATAAAGATTAAGGTCTCCGTCTCCTATTTCCCAGGTATAATCTTTGACATAATTGATTATTTTAGCTTTAACCACATCTTCTGGACCTCTTGCAGTAGCTTTGGGTTGAATAGTTTGATCAACCATCTCTGCAAGGGCTCTTTCAACTACTGTAGTTGTAAAAGGAGGAACAATGTTACTTTGCCAATCATCTGCAGACTTATTTGGTCTCCAGGCTTCGTACTGTTTCTCCCATTTATCCCAAAGAGTATCTAAACTAACTCCATTCATTACTCTGGCATTTTGCATATCTGTAAATCTACGATAGACAGATTCTCTATCTCTTTGAATATTTTCAGGAGGCTTGTAGAGGTTGTTTATACCAGCAGCATCATTTTTTCTGAAATTAATCATTTTTAGGTATCTAATTATAACACTAATTACTAATTAAGCGGGATAACTATCCCTGTGTACATGTTTTCTCTCTTCGTGACTTTTAGGTGGAAATGCAAGTTCCAGTTGAGACGCTAAAGCATCAATAATATCGTCATGTGCGTTTTTAGGAAATCTTCTAAGTTCATCTTCAAGATCATTAACCAAAGGGATGGTTGTTGCCTGTGGATGAAATATACTTCCCATTTCGTATCGGGGTTGAAGTCCCATTATTCTTTCATCTTTACTTCTGTCGTTGTTTTTTAATTCAACTAAGGGTATTACTTTATTTCTTCGTTTCATTTCATCATATAAGAAATACTGCAACGCTTTTTGAAACGCAACTGTTTCAATTCCCACCGAAACTGGCTTCCATTTTTCATTCCAATAAAATATTTGATCAATCAACCTTTTTGGTTGAACCCTATCTCTGTAAATATCTAATATGTACCAATCATTATTTTTATCTACCCCAACACAAACCATAGCTGAATAATCAGCACTTTTTTCTTCACTGATAGCTGGATCAATTGTAATAAATTTCTTTAATTCCAATCCCCGTACATCCGTCTCTTCATAACTTTTAAAAGGAGGTCTAAATACTTGGGTATCTTCGGGGACAGGGTTTAACATATACTGAGCACTAAAATGTGCACTACCCTGAGCTCTTTTCTGTTGTTCCAACGCACTCCAACCCAACCTGGTAGGGAACAATAATTTACCCGTACCCCACTCACCCTCGTAGGCAGGTAACTTTAGTATTGCAAAATCTTGTGCTATTTCTGGGGTTTCCTGTATCCAAGCGTAGAGATCATCCCAATGCCAAGTAGTACCTATAATTATTACCTTCCTGTGTCCATTTTCATCTGGATCTACAAGATCGAGTACTCCTCTATAGTATTCTTTTACTTTTTCAATCTGTTCTTTGGTTCCGATATTGTTATCGTTTACCAAATCATCCAAAATAGCCACGTTTACGTGAGTTCCTACTGTGTTTGCTGCTACTCCTTGAGCTGAAATGGTTGCTTCCTTCTGTTCGTAACTCTTTTCTCTACTTAGAAATATCCTGTCTTCTCTCCATTGGTCTGCATTAGCCGACATATCTCCAAATGTATCTTTTAAGTTGTCATTTCGTTGTAAATGATTCTTTATTTGAGATAAAAACTGACATGCTACAGGATAGGTAGCATTACCGATTAAAATGCGGTCACTGGGGTCTTGAACAATCCGATAAAGAGAGTACCCAACTGTAATAACTGAACTTTTAAACGAACCACGGGGTAATAATAATAGTATCTTTTTTTTATTTATATTCTCCATCACAAAATCGCACACACGCCTGTGCAATGGCTCGTAAAGATCTGATTCTGGAGCCAAAATATCACGATTAAACTCATAAAAATGAGAAGAATAGTATTCTTTCTTGGCCTGAGTAACAACATTAGTCATTTCTGCTACCTTTTCCACCAGATTTTCTTTGAGGATATCCATTTAGTTTATTCGTAAACTCATTAAGGTATGATTATTCCAGATTTAGTTCTTTTCTCCCCCTTGTTTTTAGATAAAAGTAAACCTTTGCTTTCATCAATAGTATCTTCTGCATATTCGCAGAACATATCAACCGCATGCATATCATAAATTGGATTATAAGTAACAGACATTGCCTTTACATAAACTCCACCCAAAGGAGCTTTTAAGACAACAACAATTCCATCTTGTGCATCAAACGATCTACCAAATAAAATAAACCTTGGTGGATTTGTGGGAGCAATATAATGTTCCCAACCCGTAGGGTAATCAATATCATCTAACTTTTTAAGTCCGTACTCACACAGTTTAAACTTATAAGTATGTCTTTGATCCTGATGTTCTTGAAGACTACTGGCTGTATCAGCATTTTCACTGTTTGTTATTTTCTCTTCTTCTTTAACTTGATCTATGACAAACTTTCTTCCTGCTTCTTCTCCAAGTTTATCAATCTGCTTTAGATAATCTTCTGATTTATCCATCTCTTTCTTCTTCTTTTCAGTTTTATCCAGTTTACTGTTATATTTTTTCATATCCTCGTTTAAGTACCCCTACAAGCCAAGCTGCTTGTTTACTGTTACTTAGTTCATTTAAGGTAAACTTACCTTCCTTACCATAAGCATAAGTGAATACTTCAATCGTATCCCAGGATTCAGCAATTTCTTTAACAAACACCTTAACCGATTTTACATGTTTATCTTCCTCTGGCTTATCAACAGTATACTCACGGTTACTGTACTGTCTCCAAGGATGATCACTTTTTGGTATTTGGTATCCCATTATTTTTCTTCAAACTCACTTCCCCAACCACTACCTGAAAATTCATCTTCTTCTTCAAACGTATCCATTTCAAAGATTCTTATTTCTTCGTGAAACTCTTCACCACAGTTTGGACAAACATTACGTTTAACCTCTACCTCCTCTTCACAATTTGGGCATGTTTTCATTTATTACTTCTCCTTCTATCACATCTTTAGATAATAGTTTTGAAAATGATCTAGCTTCTTCTGAGAGTTTATTTAGTTTATCTTGAAGTTCTTCCATAGACATCCCTTCTAATTTAACCGATAGGGTAGATTTCTCTATTTTCTTTTTCTCTGCTGGGAATAGATCTTTAAGTTTAGAAGTCATCTCC